GATTGTAACAGGCAGGTTATATTGATCAAAACTAAAAGAAACAAAATTTCGTGGAGATATTATGAATAAAATAGATGCAGAAAAAATTTTTGATAATCTGGCAGAGTTGAGCGATGGACAGGCAATTGTGTTTACTTACCCTAGCTATAAAACGGCATTGGTTGGCATCGGGCAAGTTAGCGAGCAGGCAGGCAAGCAAAAATATTATGCAGTCTACGATTATGAATTGATGATTGAGTTTGTAGTTAAAGACTTTAAAATTTGCAGGCAGGATGCTATTGAATACATTGATTATAATACACTAGGCACAAGTGCAGAACATTATCCAATTATTTTATACAGGAGTTGATATGAGCAACGATTTATTTGACAAAGCAATTGCAAAGCAATTAGACGAACACAGGGATTGCAAAGAGCAACATATCGATGTGCTTTACGATCCAATGGTATTGCAACCAAAGAATGGATACGAGTCATGTTCAATAACAGTTATTATTTGTCACAGGATTGTTGTGCCAAATGTAAGGCAAACATACAAGGGAAGATTTAGTCCAAGAGCAAAGAGATACAATGATGACCAAGTTGTGTTAAAGAAATCAATCGAACATGAAGTTGGCATGATGAATTTGATCAATCAAGATGTGCCATTTGTTATGCTAGACAAAGAGTGGGATCTGCAGGTATTAATGGGCTTTTATATGCACAGAGAGGGCAGGTTAAATAACATTAAGGTAATTGATATAGACAACCTGCAAAAGGCTATTGGCGATGCACTGCAAGGACAGATCTTTTATAACGACAATAAGATCAACAGAGTTTATGCTTATAAACAAGAAAACGATTTTAATTACACATTTATTAATGTAATAGGGAGCAAAAAATTATGAGTAAATATAGAATACCAAAACAAAGATCACTTATGCCAAACCTTGTACCCGACAAAGTATTTGGAGATGTTAGGCAGAATTTATTGCAGTTAAAATACAAACACGGGAATGATATCTTTAAAGAAGATAAGAAATTAGCTTTGGAGTATTGGCTTGAGTTTGATGGCTTGCGAGAAGTGTTAGCAAGAGCCGATGTTAAAGAATACATTAGATGGTTTTTAATTGATGCGACAGAATACGAATCGATCTCACGAAGTTCACGAAAGCTAAAAGAGGAAGGGATTGTACCTCGATCTAAAGTTGCAATGGACAGAGCAGGAGAATTTGCAAGATATTGGGGATCACAAACAAAGCAAAATTAATGTTAAATAAAGGGGGAATTTATGTTTAACGAACACATTACAAATCCATATTACTACAAAGCCACACTCGATCCTGCAAGAGGTATCGAATCAGTCTATGATGGCGACACAATATCAAAGATGAGTATTGATCTTGGCTTTAGCATGACTTACATCAACAGTTTTAGATTGTACGGGATTGATACTCCCGAACTGAGAACCAAATCAAAGATTGAAAAGATTAAAGGTTATCAAGCAAGGACAATGCTTCGCTTATTAGTGGAAGGCAAGGAATTAAGAATACAATCCATAGGCAAGAAGGGTACAGGGAAGTATGGCAGGATATTGGGCAATCTGTTCATTCAGAATGGTGTCATGCTTGATAAGGATGGAAAGATCGAAGGTGTTAAGTGGATTGATGCAGGATTGAAACTTATTGACTGTGGTTTGGCAGTTCCTTATTACGGCAAGACAAAGGTTAAGGATTGGTCAAAAAACGAAAGGGAAATCGAAGATAACGAAGCAATGATTGAAAGATACAAGCAAGAGCATTTACAAAGCAATTAATATTTTGTAAATTAGTATGCAGGGGGGGAGTGGACAATGTTGGTCGGGCAGTACATTGTTTCTCCTTACTATTATAATAAGTAAACAGAATATGTCCGAAAGTGAAACAGGGAGCAGTGTTGGGTTACCATTGCTCCCTGTTTTTTTATGTTATTTTATAACGATTAATGTTATTTTTTTGCTCCAGACTGTAAATCTGGAGTCGTACATTTGTAAGATTAATGTACACAAAAAAGGTACAACTGAAGGGAAAGACAGAATGCAACAAGCATGGATTGTACTCCGATCCTGTTTAATATGCTACTTGTTGCAAAGTGTTTATGATGTTAATAAAGCAGTGTTGCTACAACAGGTATTATGATTTGCACGAGCAGGGCATTGTGTTCGCTACAACATGGCAATTAGTAGAATGACTCATGCTACCTAATGCTACCTCATGCCACTCATACCACTCGATCACTCGTTGTATTATAATAAAAATAAAAGAGGTAATGATGGATAATTCCATGAAGTTGTTTTTATTATTTGCATTATGTTTATATATTTTCTATCTTTGCGATGCCATAACCAATAACCTTTAAGAGTACTCCGATTGCAAGATTTAGATATGTTGTTATAATTTGTTTGTGATAAGTTTTTAAACAGTGGTATGTCAATTCTTATCACACAAAGCCTTTGTGAATCAGTTACTCAACAGGTTTTAGAAATGCGATACTGCCATGATCCTGCTTGCAGGGGAGCATATCTACTTAAACTCAACATAGTTTTATACTTCTAATCTGCACTATTCACAAAGGCTTATTTTTTACCTGCTCCCTTCAGTAGAAATAAGACACGATAATTAATTTAGAGTGTTACCCTTCATTAAAAACATTTAAAGGGTCTTAAAATGGACACTTTTAACCTGTTTTAGGCTCATATTCGTATATTTTGCCTGCTTTACCCTGCTTTTAAACCCTTTCTCTTTTCTTTTGGATATGGATATATATATATATTTATATATATATATATTCATATCTTTTCTTTTCTCTTTGGGAATATATATATGGGTTAGGGGGGGAGTGGAAGGGATAATATATTAATATAATAAGGTTCAATATAATAAGTTGATTAATACCTGTTTTTTGAGAAAATGATTTTATATATGCCTCTTTTCAATAGGGGGATCATTATTTTTGCCTGCCAGAGTGGTAAGGAATTTTTGTTTCGGAGTACATTTTTAATTGACTGAACCAAATCCATTACTGTATCATTACAAACAATTCTGTTTACTTGCGAAGGAATACCAAATGTCGCAAAGTAAATTCACAGGAGACAGTCCTGTTATCAAATCTGTTAAGAGGCAATCTGCTCGTAGGCAGAAAGCAGAGCAGGTCGTTGCTCGTAGATCCGAGATGTTGGATCTAAAGATCAAGGGCTTATCTGATAAGGATATCGCATCACAATATCAGCTTACTATTCAACACACACAACGGGAACTCAAGAAGGCTCTCAGACTTACAACAAAGAAAGCAGAAAGACAAGCAATGCAATATCGCAGTCTTATTCTGAGCAGGTACGAGACATTGTACTCCGAGTACTATCCTATGCTTGAGAGACATTTGGAGAAGGTTGTGAATGGGGAAGCAGAACTGAACTACCAAACCAATGTTGTATTCGATAACCTAATGAGGATAATGAAAGAGATGAGGCAACTGCTTGGCACTGATCCTCAAGACTCCATACTCAACATCAACAACACACAAAACAATTTAACAATAGAGGAGACAGGAATTGATCCAAGAGACACACTACTCAGCAAGCTATCTAGCATCTCTGAGCGAGGAGAAGAGACAGTCATTAATTCAAAGCCTTGATCCTAAAATTGCACAAGCAATGTTTGATGATTGGAAGTTTTGGGCAAGACCAAATCAACTTGCTCCCAAAGGCGATTGGTCAACATGGATGATCATGGCAGGCAGGGGATGGGGTAAGACCCGTACAGGGGCAGAATGGATAAGGGAGAGGGTACAGGCAGGGTATAGACGAATTGGGCTTATAGCCAAGACACCTGCTGATGCCAGAGACATTATGATCGAAGGGGAATCGGGAATATTAGCCTGCATCCCAAAAGAGGAAAGACCAACATATGAAACGACTAAGAGGAGATTGACATGGAGCAACGGGGCAGTGGCATTAGCATTTAGTAGTCACGAACCCGATCATTTAAGGGGAGTACAATTTGACACTGTATGGGTAGATGAATTGGCGACATATGAATATGCACGGGAGACATGGGAGACGATGAGATTTGCATTAAGATTATCGGATGATCCAAGATGTTTAGTGACAACCACTCCAAAGCCAATGGCGATAATAAAAGAAATTATAAAAGAGGAAGGAACAGTATTGACCACAGGGAGCAGTTATGATAACCAAGCTAATTTAACACCTCAGTTCTTTGATCAAATATTATCACGATATGAAAATACGAGAATTGGAAGGCAGGAAATCCATGCTGAGTTATTAGAGGAAGCAGAGGGCAGTTTGTGGAAGCGAGATTGGATTGAGAATACAAGGGTGGGGGAGTGTCCCGATTTACTAAGAATCGTGGTGGCTATTGATCCTGCCGTATCAAAAAATAAAGAATCAGATGAGACAGGTATTGTGGTTTGTGGAATAGATGATAAGAAGGATTTATATGTTTTAGATGACGGGAGTGGCAGGTATACTCCACAACAGTGGGGTGGCGAGGCGATTGCTTTATATAAAAGATGGATGGCAGACAGAATTGTGGCAGAAACAAACAATGGTGGAATGATGGTCGAATCTGTTTTGCGACAGGTTGACGAGCAGATACCATACAAGAGTGTCCATGCCTCAAAGGGTAAAAGAGTTCGTGCAGAGCCAATATCAGCACTGTATGAGCAAGGCAAAGTGCATCATGTTGGCAGGCATAATGATCTCGAGGATCAATTGTGTAATTGGGATCCGATGTCAACAGAATCTCCCGACAGATTGGATGCTTTGGTATGGGCTTGCACAGAATTAATAGGAGTCGGATCTCCACAAGTAAGGTGGTTATAAATGAAAATTATGCAAAATTTAACAATAATCTGGTTTAAAATGGCGATTTTAAGGGGTCTTAAAAAGATTTGGAGTGTATATACTCATCAAAATTATTTAAGATGCCTCTATGAAAACGGCATTTACTGAAGGAGAAATCAATATGGCATGGTATAACAATTTAAAGTTTTGGAGTGGACAGGAAATGGAAACAAAGAATCCAAGCGATGGATCAATATGGTCGGTGGGCAGTCCACTTACATCAGTATCGGAGTACAATTCGACACAGGAGTACATCAATGCTTATGGAAATGTCGGATGGGTTTATGCCTGTGTCTCAAGGATCTCATCAGCTATAGCAGATGCAGATTGGCATTTGTACGAGAAGGGCAAAGAGGATGAAAAGATAATTGATCATCCTGTTCTCGATCTCCTGCACTTTGTGAACCCGTATCACACAGGAATGGAAATGATGGAGCAGACACAAACATATATTGATCTTGTCGGAGAGGCATTTTGGATGATCATAAAAGACAGAGCAGGTAGACCATCTGAAATGTGGGTTATAAATCCAAACAAAATAAAAGTCGTACCACATGACACGGAGTACATTGCAGGATATGTCTATCAAAACGGGCAGGATCAAATCCCGTTAGAGACAGAAAATATAATTCATATCAAATTACCAAATCCAAAAAACCCGTATCGAGGTGTCTCTCCTGTAGCATCGATCATGTCGGATGTAGAAGCAGAGCGATTCTCTTCAAGCTATAACAGATCATTCTTTCAAAACAGTGCATCTCCAAATGGTGTTATTAGTTTTGATGGCACACTAACAGATGCACAATATGAAAGGCTCAGATATGAATGGAACAATCAACACAGAGGAGTCAACAATGCACACAAGGTTGCGATCCTAGAAGGGGGAGCAAGTTGGCAGGGCAATCAAGTATCGCAAAGAGATATGCAGTTCATGGGTCTAAGACAAATGAACAGAGATGTTATACTCGGAGCATTCGGGATGCCATTGTCAATATTAGGTATTTCAGAAACAGTCAATCGTGCTAATGCAGAATCATCAGAGTTCACATTTTCAAGATGGGTTGTAAGACCAAGATTACAAAGAATCAGAGCCAAGTTAAACGAGCAATTTGTTCCGATGTTTGGCAACGAGAAACTCGTGTTAACATTCACTGATCCCGTACCACAGAATGTAGAGAGAAACTTATCTGTTGCAGATACAGGATTTAAAAGTGGATATGTTACAAGAAATGAAGCAAGAGAGAAATTAGGATTGCCTGCAGTTGAGGGTGGAGATATATTCTTAACTCCATTATCTAGTTATCCCGAAAGTGCAGATGACGAGAATGACGATGACATAACAGAAAATCCAAACGATCCAACAACTCCAACAGAGCCAACTGCTCCCGAAGTGCCAGAGCCAAACGAAAACGAGGACACTGAAGGAGACGAGGTTGAAACCGATGATGAAAAAATGACATCGGAGTACAAAGTCAAAGCAACAGAGTTTGAAGTTGGCAGATGGAAATCATTTGAGAAGGGGCTTACAAAATTGGAAAGAGAGAGCGAGGTTGTTGTTGCTGATTATCTGAAAAATCTTGAAGAGCAGATATTGTCTTTAGACTTTTACGACATCAAGTTTGAGGAGAAGCTATCAAGATTGCGAATTGACAATCGTGAGAAAACACAAAAAATGATTCAAGATATATACATATCGGGCATGGAGAAGGGTGGCAAAGAAACACAAGACAACATAATGCGAAGAGTTAGGCAGAGAAGTTACAAGCCATTGACTAAACAAGATCCATCAATTGACGACTTTGCAATGCAATATTCTTTCGATTTTGATTTGGATGATGACAGAATTAAAACCATTGTTCAAAACCGATCAGATGCAGTGCAAAAATTAATGGATCAAACAACATATGTGAAAGTTGCAAGCAAGGTTAATCAAGGCATTATCAACGGAGACTCGATTGAACAGGTTGCAAGTAAAATACAAGCAACAGGCTTGTTTGATAAAAAACGAGCAATGTTAATTGCACGAACAGAAACAGTATCGTCACTTAATGCAGGACACATTGAAGCATCAAGGCAAAGTGGAGTTGTCAAAGGCAAACGATGGCTCACTGCAGTTGACGGGTTGGAGCGAGAGAGTCATGGAAGAGCAGACGGACAGGAGCGAAAATTGGATGAGTTGTTTGACTTAGACATGGAAAGAGTACAAGCTCCTGCGATGGGATCAGAGCCATCAGAAAATCTTAATTGCAGATGCACAATGATTGAAATATTAGACATTGAAAGAATCAGCAGAAATTTTGCAAAACCAGATTCAAACAAAAAATTTGTTTATCCAATCAACGAGGCAAGATGCACAAAGTGTAAAAAACTACTTGCAAAGAAAGTAAGTGGCATTGCATATATTTGGTGTCAACGATGCAAACATGAATTAAAGTTTGACTCTGATTTGGGTACAACCGACATCGTGTAATGAAACATTATGGGCAAAAATGCCGAAAATAGGCTTTAAACTGTCCATTTTAAGGGGGTCTAATCATTTCTGATGTAGTTTCATACCTTAGAAATTTAAAAGCCCGTATTTTGGAATATGGAAATTTGGAGATGGTAAAAACTTTGCCTCTTTAATCA